TTCTGCATTTTCGACTTCTTTTGACCATAGACCAACAAGCAACGCACCGACCATTGCAAGCAAGCAAAGGCACAAAGTTATTGCCACCATAATGGTCACAATGAACGTAAGTTTTTCTTTCATGTCAATCATGTGCATCCTTATGCGTACAAGTCTAATCTGCGAGTTTTAAACATTGCCAACTCTAACTGGTTGACCCTAGCTTTCTTGTTATACAGTTCTAGTTCTAGTTCTATTGTTTCTTTTTCAATCTTGTTTGCTTTAACGGCTTGCTTGTATTCTTCTTGAACTTTCTCAACTGCTTTATCAAATGCAACAGTCTGAATATCGTTTCTTGGCTGAACCATTGGATATATTTTGTCCAAGGTAATCATTTCTTCTCTCTCTCAAGTGCGCTCTTGTATCCTTGAATAACCTTATGCCTTAACAATGCACTATCAGCAGTACCTGCCCACTCAGATAGATTATTCCAAATTACAACCATGTCGGTACTTTTGCATAAGTGCTGATGGTTTGTAAGCCAAGCAGACATTTGCTGATGACGCTCTGATGGATTGTGAATTGTGTAAGCTATCCCATAAAACTCTCTGACACTACAAAGGTCTTGACCAGTAGAGTGAAGTGAAAGAATTAGGACAAGTGCAATAAGCCATCTCACGGCATCGCCCAAAGAATGACATGACTACAAAACATGACAAAGCAAAACAAAAAGGCTAGAGCCACAATAGCTTCTAGCCAATCCATCATTTTTTAATCCAAGTCTGCCAGACAGCACCAGCCGCCATGATTAGACCAGCCACCCACAGAATAGGCTTGGCAGCAGAAGCAATCCATCCCAAGACTTTAAAAGCACCTTGCAGGGCATCAAAAGCCTCCACAAGCCCTTTGGTGTTCTTGTCTATGCTATCTACCTTACTTTCGACTTCAATCAGCCTGTCATAGATTTGCTTGTGGGTGACTTCGTTTTCCATGATTCACCTCAAATGGTAGGCTCAACCCAATCAGGATTGCGAGGCCATGTGACAGTCGCTCTTGCATCAGAAACTGTCGATGGGAAGTCACGCAAGGTTTGACGATATGTAGCCCACTCAGCTTTCTTAGGAATGGTGCAATCAGCAATCTGAGTCCAATCACAAGCAAGCAACAAAGCATTGCGTGTGGCTCTCAGTTGTGCAATTGCAGAATCTTTAGCTGCTTGTATTTCTTCAGCAGTTAGGCTTTCTACTTGAACGACAGAAACAAATGCACCATCGTCATAAGCAGAGCATGACACTAGCTTCTGAGTCAAACTGTCGTGTGCTTTGAAAGTATTAACTTTCTTAGCATTGTTGTCAGCAAGGAATTCATCGCTTGGGCCACTTGGAGGGAATGATGTACTGCTAAACAGTTCACGATAGTCGCCAACTGTGATGGGGCTAGTTAAGATTGCAATTTGCATGATGTTTCCTTAGATTGGGCCTGTATCTGAGAGTGCCGCAGTTGGCGGTGTGAAGTTTGCTGTGTAACGAGCATATCCATTGGTGATTCGTAGGTCATCTATGTAGCCGTTTAAATATTTTTGTGTAGGCTCAAAACCAATATTTAAAGCCGAATTTGTAAATGAATTTGAGTTTGTTCCAGTTGACCCAACTTGAGTGCCATCAACAAAAAATCTTACGTTGTTACTTGAATCTCTTGTAATTGCCAAATGAATCCATGCGCTAGTTACATAAGTGTAAGAAACAAAGTTATCAACAGCAACGCCTGTGCGACCTAATGCAATTCTGTTTGAGCCATCAATGTTCATTCCTAAAAATATACTTCCAGTATTTGAACCAGAAAGTAAAATTTGTTGAGAACTAGCATCGTTTGGATATAACCACATTTCCAATGTAAACGCACCGCTTCCAAGCCAAACACTTGGTGCGCTTGCCGTTGTAAGATTATCCCCAGTTCCATCAAAGTACATTGACCCCGTACCATACTTCTTAACACTTGTAGAAATCTGTGCGTTGCCCACAGTTTCTAAGTCGTTCATCATGGCGTTGTCAAAGATTGCGCCATTGGTCATGTTGGTCAACAGGGATGTGCCTGATATGGCAGTCAATGGTGAAGTTGGCGGTGTAAATGCCGCCGTGTAAACAGCCGTACCTTTAACAACCCTAAAATTACTTATATAGCCAGAATAAAATTCACCACCATTTCTAGATGCAATCTGGAATGTCCCTGTTGCATCCATCAATGTTGCGCTAGATGTTGTTGTGCTTGTTAATGTTCCATTTAAAAAACATCTAATTGATGTTCCACTTCTAGATACAGCAACATGACTCCATTGATTAACAATAGGAGTGCCTACTGAAGCCCCACTTGCTACATCAAAAGATGAGTTATTTGATGAAGAATAAAGTTGCAATGCCCCAGAACTAAAAAATAAATTACATGGCCCAAAATTCCCACCATTTGTTTGCGATGTTAAAAGAACACTGCTATTTGTTGTTGTAGGGTATATCCAACATTCAAGAGTAAAATCACCACTACCATAATCAAATGCAGAACTATCTGGGGCTGTTAAATTATCCCCACTACCATCAAAGTACCCTGACCCACCAATCACGCTTGTGGAGTAGGCGGTAGCAGTACCAAATGGGTTGAAGCGTTGAACGCTTGGTGTGCCATTAACTGTGATGGCAAATGCGTTTGTGCTGTTGTCAACAAAGCGATTTGATTGACAAGTTAATAGTTGAGTATTTGTAATTGCTGTAAGTGGGGTTGTACTTGGTGTAAAACTACTTGTGTAAACTGCCGTACCTTTTACAAGGCGTAAATTGCTAATATAACCAAATGCAAAAAGACTGTTGTTGAGAGAACCAATGTTTACTATTTGTGCAGACTGTAAAAAAGTATTTGAATCTGTAGCAGTACCAGTAACAGCAGTGCCATTTTGATAAACAGTTACTGTTGAGCCACTTCTAACCAATGCAATATGATTCCAAGTGTTTAAAGCAACAACACCACCTGTCCATAATTTTTCGCCACCACTATTAGCTTGATAACAATACTGTCCATTTTTAATCCCAAAATAACTACTAGCATTAGGATTTGCGACATATATACAGTATGTGCCTGTATTATTATTTGTTGAATATAACCAAAACTCTAAAGTAAAATCTGCGTTACATGATAAATTTGCACTTGCTGGTGCGCTTAAATAATCAGTAGTTCCATTTAAATAATTAGACCAATTAGACCCATAAGGCGAGAAAGAACCTTGGGTTGTATTGCCGTTTCGGGTAATGCTAAATGCGTTTGTACTGCTGTCTAAGAATGTATTGTTCTGTGCGCCATTAGTCCCATCACCATGCAAGAGCATAGTGACGTAGTTAAATTGTGCGTCTGGTGCGCTACCAGAGACTGAATCTGTTTTAGATGCTGCAAACATTATCAGTCCTTATGGTGTGTAGTTCTGACCGACTGTCACACCATACCAGTTTGTGCCATCAGCAAAGAAGCTAAAAATATCTTGCTTAGATGCTGTGCTAGTAACAGTCGGTGCAGTACCGCCAGCCCACTTAACTGTTGACCAAGTAACTGTGCGTGAGCCTGTTGCATCTTGCTTCAAATACATGATGAAAGACTTACCGCTTGTAGCAGTTGGCATTGTGATAGTCGCATTGCCTGTCAAAGTAATAATCTGTACTGTGCCATTTGTCAAAGCAATCGTGATTGCTGTACTTGAGTTAGCAGAGTATGGAGTCTCTACATAGTTTGTAACTGTTGGGTTTGTCAGAGTAGGCGTAGTCAGAGTTTTGTTTGTCAAAGTCTGAGTGTCTGTATCACCAACAATAGCACCACTAGGCGCAGTCACAGCACTAAACGCTGACGTTCCGTTACCCTTAACAATACCTGTCAGAGTACCTATACCTGTACCTCCAGCAGCTACAACTGTAACGTCACCAGATAGACCAGCTTGCCAATCCTTTAACTGCGACATTAACTCTCGGATAGCATCGTTAATTCCAGATGGCGCACAGCCCTCTGCAATGTTAATTGAATCTATGTCTGTGTTATTAGCAGGGGTACTGCTGAACTCACTAATCTTTGTCTTTGCCATGTTAGTCCTTAGTTGGCGTTAGCCATTCCAGTTAAATCTACACGATATGGCTTTTCAGTTAAACCAAATGTTGCACCATATCCTAGTTGCAAGGCTTTACGTTGCAATTCTTTGCTCAAAGGCTCTACTGTTGTAGTCGATGCTTTTTTCATCAATGTAGCCGCCAACTTAGGGTCAAGCATTGCATTAACCAACAACTCACGAATTGCATCGTCTGTGCCGTTATACAGCCAATTCATTGGCGCAGATACCTTTTGTAAGACAAGAGGAACATCACCAAACATTTGCTTACCAATCATTCCACCAATCACATTAGCGGTACTCATGTTCTTAAAAGTATCAGAACCCATTGACTTGGTAGCACGAGCCAAAACACCACTATCTAAGTCTTCAGCCACACGCTTTAGCACCGCAAGTTGCGTATTAGAAAGATTAGTTTCTTTCTCTGCTGCACGAATAGCATTTAAAAACTTAGGTTGTGAAATTAAATAATCATTGATTCTTGATGGGTCAGGAGTCGTTGACAGAACTTTACCCTTGAATTCTTGGGCAGCTTCAAGACGCTCAATGCCTTTGCTAGAAGCAGCATACTTAGCCAAGTAATCTTTGTAGCCAGTAGCACCCGCTTCAATTGCATCATCTACGGCACGAATAACCTGACTAAGTGGCTCTTTTGCTGCCTTGTAAGCACCCGCAGTTGGCCCACCTCTATCAGACTTGTCCAACAATCCTTGAGCAGCAATCCTCAAATCTTTACGAATCTCATAAAGTTCAGCAGGGGTTGTAGCACGAGCAATATCGTCTTTAGCATCTTTCATCACAGAAATAGTGGTCTGACGCTTACCAACTGGTGAAGCAAGAATGTCATCAATAGTCTTATTAACTGTCAAAGCAATTCCAGACTGAAATATCTCTGGCGTAACAGTAGAGTTAGCAAATGCGTCTTCACGCAATGGTGCAGTTACTTCATCACGCTTTTTAATGGCTGCCGTAAGTGCATCATCATCTTTAGCAAGACGATTAAGAATAGCCATCTGCGCCCTGTTAGCTTCTAATGCCTGAGTAGCAAAACGTCCACCAGTTACATCTAAACCTTTAATTGCAGTCTCAGCGTTAATCAACCCAATGTCACGAGTCGCTTGTGCAGTTGTAGGCGTATAGCCGCCAATCTTAGGAATATAAGTAGCACCAGTTTTAATTGCTTGTTCAGCATCAGATGCCAAGTTACGCAATACATTACCTGTAATTACCTCACGCCCAGCCTCTGTAAATGGGCGCACAATCTCTCTAGTTGTACGAGCAAGAACAGGGGCAGAACCAACTGCACCACCTGCTGTAATAGCACCACCCAAAGCACCTAACGCTTGACCAACAGGGCCAACATCACTCTCACGAGCCGCACCAGATGCCAATGCACCAGCAGTAGCAGCAGCACCTTGTGTTTCTAAACTTTTGGTAAAGAAATCTTGCGCTGGTACTGGCAAATATTTAGCAATAGCAGCAGGGGCAGCTACACCAAAACCTGCACTTGTAACATCTTGAACGACACGCTCTTGTGAAGCCTGTGGTGTAGGAACGCCTAACTGAGTCATTAAATCTTGCAAGCCTTGACTACTAGGCTTCATAACTTGACGGCCTGCCAAAATGTTAATCAATCCTGTAAGTGCATCAGCACCAATTGTAGGAATAGATAAAGCACCAGTTACGGCTGCTCTACCAGTTAATCCTAATTGACGGCCCAAATCCCTAGCACTACCAATTTGCATTTGTTCTGGTCTTGGAGAAGTTGTAATCTCTTTGATTGCTTCTTCTCTTGTCATGCGTTTAGCAGGTGCGCTAGGTGTTACTTCACTTTTTGATTGTTCGAGAGCATATTTATATGCTTCTGCATCAGTCAAATCCTTATCAGAAGTGACTTCATAAGTGCCTTTGCCTTCAATTGTTACTTCGTAGGTTGCCATAATCAACCTTTCTTTTTAACAGTCACACCAGATGGCAACAAGTCAGGAGTTTTTATCGTATCGTAAGGGTTAATGATTTCTTCTGGTTTTCCACCAAGAGTTGAATTAAGTCCACGATAAACATTGATTGTTGGCTCAAGTGCTTTTTTTCTTTCGCTAACAATGCCATCAACAATTAGTTTTAAGTTATCTCGTTCTTTAGGTGTAAATGTTCCACCCTTGGCTAGTTTTTCTGCAAACAATTGAATGTTTGTTGGGATAGAACGATTACCAATAATTGTGTTTACGTCACCCTGTTGAACAGCGCCTGTCTGGTCATATACTTTTGCAATGTTGTAAATCAATGCGCCATCAGCACTTGTATTTCCTTGCTTTGCTTTACCATAAGCATCGTAAAACGCAGATGCACGACCAGCAACAGTAGTATCACCAGTATCTTTTAAAGTTCCTTGCCATTGATTTATTGTTGCAAGTTTTTGTTTTGCAACTGCTGTCTGGTCATTTAAATCTACAGAAACTTTAGGTGCTTTCCCTGCATCTTTTCTGTCAATGTAAGCCTTAACTAATGCTCTTTCAGTCATGGTCATTTCATCAACTGGAGTCAAAATTCCAAGAACTTGTCTTGCTTCTTTTACATCTCCAGCAATATCTGGTTTTTCTTTCTTTATTGCGCCTTGAGCCACAGATATTGGCTTTCCATCTGGGCCAATCTCAAAACGAATTTGACCCTCGCCAAGCGTATAACCTTCAGGACGCAATGCTTTTTCTACACCAGATGCAGTTGTCAATGCAGTCATTCCAGCAGGGCCAAGACCCATCAGTTCACGCTGAACAGCTTTAAGTCCACCACCTGCTGCCTGTGGTTGGTTAGGCCCTGCAACCTCTTGACCAAAAATATTAGTCAATGGTGTTTCAGCAAATGTCTCAGGACGATATGCTTTAGCCAAAACTTGTTGTGCTTGCAATTGCTGTGATTTTGTAAGTTCTTCTTCTTTACGCTTACGCAACAATTCTTGCAATTGGAAACTTTGAAGTTGGTTTTGCATAGCCTCGTTCATACCACCTTTGTAGGCTTTCTGACCAAGTTGCAAGCCTTCAGCAATAGACTGTCCAGTATTCCCACCTTGGAATAAACGCCCTGCTAGGGCATACAAGGCTTGTGCTTGTGCGTCTTCACGATTACGAGCAATGTCAGCTTGTGACATACCAAGCAGACCCATTGTGTCTGCACCGCCTGTACCAAAAATGTCTAATAGTCCAGCCATGTTTAATCCCACCAGTTAGAGCCAAGAGCAGGGTAATTAGCGTCAATAGTTCCCATGTTTGTTGTTGCATTACCACCAAGGAAACTTGAACTAAATGGATTGATATAACTTAAATTAGGTGAACCCAGATTCTTGTAAACACCAGCCGCAGTCGCAGCAGTACCCAAAACTTTCTGGAAGTTAGAAGCATCAGCAGCACCAGACGCAGTAGTTTGTCCAACTCGTCCTAGTGGGTTGCCATATACCAATGACATATAGTTTTGCAAGTTCTGTTGTGGTTGGTTTTGCAAGAAGTTAAAACGCTGAATGTCAGCACCTAACTGTTGACCTTGGTAACCCTCACGCAACTGACCTGCTTGCAGTAACTGGTTAATATCTTGGTAATCAGCATTTGCTAATGCTGGCGCAGCACCAATAGCTTGTTGTTGCCTAGCTCTTTCTTGTTCGTAGTTCTGATAAGCCAGTTGACCTGCTGTGTTAGTCAAGGCTTGAGCATACTGACCTGTAGCACGATTCTGTAAGTTACCCATAGCACCAGAGCCATAACGCCCTGCAAGGCTAGACTTAGATGCAATGTCGCCTAAAGTTGTGTCAAATTGTGACTTAGCAGCTTGTGCAGCAGGGGCAAACGCACCTTGAAAGAAAGGGTTTCCACCTAGATAAGCACCGCCCAAAGTACCCTGCAATTGTTGTTGAGCAAGTCCAGTTAAAGGATTACCCGCTAAAGCACGAGTTTCTAGGGCTTGAACGCCAGCTTGTGTAGTCTGGGAAGGTGCTACAAAGGTTTCACCTGTGTAGTATTGTGGGCCACCTGCTTGATAAAGCCCTGCACCCTGTTGCAATCCATACGTTAAATATGGAAGAATTGCAGGGTCAATAGTTTGCGTGGTAGTAGTAGCCATCTTTACTCCTAAAAGTTCGGATTCCAAGATGGGTCATCCACGGAATCCATTATACATAAATTATTAAAATCAACCAATAACTGCATATCTATACGTCTTATTTGCAGAGATATTAGCCACATGGTTTACAGTAGCCGTTCCTTGACCCTGTGAACTAGCGTAAATTCTTGAAGAATCAGCGTTAGCCAAAGCAGAAGCAGGTACAAACACAATCACGCTGTCTGGGCCAATTCTTCTGTCTGTCAAACTGGTAGTCGTAGCACCGCCAACAGCTAAAGTAATTGAGCCTGTGTTATTGGTCTTTCCGTCCATGATGCCACGGACAACCTCTGCCACAGCCCTCTGGTCACCACCAAATGCGGGTAGGCTTCTAAACATTAGCGAACCCCTTGTGGAGTTACATCCACATCCACGGCTACAGCAGTCTTCCAAGCAGAACCAGTAGGTGTTAACTTTAATCTGTGATACCTACCAGCACTACGCAAAGAAACCCTGTTTTCAGAGTCGGCAGCAGTAGAAGTCCCATAGGTGACACTTTGGTTTAACAATGTGCGTGAAGCAATAGACAAAGAACCAGAACCATTGTCAACAATAGGTCTAGCTAGGGTTACTACTGAGTTTGCGCCTACATCTATGTCGCCAGTAGCAATGCTTCCTGTCAAACTAGCACCAGTAAAGGAATAAACCCTAGTTCCGTAAGTTCCACCCAAGAAATACTTACCACCGATATATAGCAAAGAATCTAAACTGGTTGTTAATGCGTCAAGACTTGCAGACACAGAGTCAAGTTCTTCAAGAGTCAATGCGCCAGATGATGCCTCACCCAAGTAATCTGTCCCTGCATCGCCATAAGTCCACTTCTTAGTAGCAAAGTTGTAAATCATCAGTTTACGAGCAGCATCAACAGATTTGTAATTCCAGATTACAAGTTTGCGAACAGGGTCAATAGCAGCAGACATAGTTGAATAGTCTGTTTCACTAGCGTCAGTTAAAAAGAATCTATCTACCTTCTCAGCACCGATAGGAACAACTTGCTGTCCATCGCACATATAAAAACCATCGTCTGACAAGAAGAATGTAATGCCTTGGTACTGAGCAATAGAGCCAGCTACCATGCACCCTTTATTCCTAGAGATATTGTCAAATTGAAATATAAACGGAGTACCTACATAGGTCATTCGGTGAATGGAACGCTCTAGCAGAACTAGACCAAACTCACCACCACGAATTCCTACAATCTGTCCACCATCAGGAATATCTTGATAGTCAGATTGAGTATTTACATTCTCTACCCAATCAGTCTCATCATTGATAGCTGACCAACGGACACGATATTGCTGTTGAACACTACTCTCGTAAGTATTAGCGCAAACAACAAAATCACGAACAACTGTAATGTACTTAGCGATAGGCGCAGTAGCAGCCACTTCAGCAAATGTGCTAGATGTACCAAGAACCCATGATTTTAACTTATTTGAGTTATTGCAAATAATGACAGTCTTACCAAACTGAGTAAATCTTACTCTATCGTTTGTTCCTGTTGTTAATCCTGTGTTTACTTGCGTTAATGCACCAGAGCCGCCAACTGTGTAAATTTTAGATGCGCCAGCAGTAAACAAATATGTATTGCCATCTGGTGCTTTGGCTGCATATAAAGAAGTTAAGTTCTCTGCTGCTGCGCTTGATAAAGATACTGGTGTGGGGAATGGGCCATAACCAATAGCCTGAGATACCACATTCTTGGCATCTGTCAAAGCACCAGAGATACCTGATTGGTCAGGCATCCACTCGCCAAATGTTATCCTTGTCGTAGCCATGTGTTACTTCCTTGAGATACTGGAGTCCATGTATTGTCATTAGCAGATACTGGAGTCCAAGTGTTTGTGTCTCCCACTACTGGAGTCCAATTATCACCAAGAATAACGCCTTTAGCAGTTACTGTTGCCAAGCAAGTAATAGATGCGCTTGCATTGTTTACCAATGTTCCTATTGCATTTACTGTTGCATTTGCTTGAATGTTTGCAGAACCCTCCGCAATCAATCCACCATTTGCAGTAAATGTAGCTACAGCATTTACTGAAGCACCACCAGAAATAACAATTTGACCACTAACAGAAACACTTGCATTAGCAGTAATGCTTGCACTTGCTGATTGAACCCTACTAGCATTTGCCGTTACTGTTGCTGTTCCATCTATTGCCCCACTAGCAGACTGAATTTTTGTGCCATTAGCTGTAACGCTTGCAGACGCAGTTACAGACCCATAAGCATCCCACAAGGTAACAGACGTTGTATATAAAGAACTGTCTAAAGTTAGAGTCAGGTCATCTATGCTTGACTTTAAATTGTCAAGCGAATCTATCGTCCAAGGAGGCAGTAAATCAGCCATCTTATGCCAATGTTACTGACAAAGAACTTGTAGCAATACGGAACACATCACCAGTTGCAATCGTCTTAGAAGCATCTAGTGGTGTGTGATACAGCAAATTTCCTGTAGTCAAAGCATCACGGATTCCAATGTGTGTGATTGTTCCCCATGCACCGCCAGCTTGGGGAAATTCCACAGCAGCAGAGTTTGTAGATACACCATTACTAGGCGCACCAAACGTCACAGACTGACGAGCATAGCTAGTCCCAGAACACTCAGTTCCAGTATCAGCATCAGTTGGGTCAGTTGTGTACAAAGCCACATAAACAGTTGTTGGTGCTGTGTAGCTAGTTGCTCTCAACGTCACATTGATAAGAGCATTTTCCAAGTAGTTAGACATTTCAGCCATGATTTCACCTTGATGTTAATTTGATTGACAGGGGTACACCAGAGTATTGAGTGCTTTCATCAGACTTGGTGAGAGAAGAAATTGCTCTGTCATACATAGAACCCCATGTATTGATACGAGCATCATTCATTAGATAAGGCTCTGCTTCAACCAATGCGCCATAAAGCAAGCCATCAGGGGCTGTAGTCAGAAATACGTTAGATGTGTTACTGACAGACAAATACGTTGGCGCAGAGTAATAAAGCATCTTTAATGTATAAACAGCATCAGGTGCAGGTGCTAATTGAAACTCACTAGCTAAGATTGTGTAAGACCTTGGAACGCCAACTTCTGATGTTCTTGGGTCATTAGATAACGATGATGGGCTAGAGTAACTCAATGGAGTTATTGGGTTTGTCATTACGACAAAATCACGAATCTCTAAAAAGTCACTAGGCAACTCAACAGTTGAGTCAGCCTTAACAGTTGACGTAGTTACAGACTTTAGCATCTGACGAATACGCAGTTCTCTACGCAAACGATTCTCAGCCAAAGTAATAAAGTCTGGGATGATGCTAGTCAAGTCAGAACGAGCCAAGTAATTGGCTATTGAAGTCTGTAAATCAGAGTAAGTAGCAAAACTCATACAACTCCTGTTCGAGTTCTAAAAACTCTGTTATTGCGTTCGTTTAGCCATGCTTTAAAACGCTTGTCATCAAGCACAGCAAAGCCACGCATAATTCCTTGCTTATTTAGTTCATCAATTACAGTCATTGGAATAGACGCAATCTTATTACCAAACAACTCATCTGACCATTTAGCACGTTCATCAAAGGAGTTATATTCCTTTTTATTCTGCTCAATGATGCCAGTTACATCCTGACGAGTTTCAATGACAATGCCGCCATCGCCATCAGAATGAACTACAGAATCTCTAAATTTAACAGGGTTTTGCATACACTAATTCTATCAGTTTTGCTAGAAAAAGAAATGCCCCAGAGGATTAGTCTGAGGCATTTTTGGAATCACCTAACGATTAGGTCAAGTCAGCAATAATGCCGTGTGCAGCTTCGTTACGAACTTCTAATGTGAACTCAGCCAACAGTTGTGTAGATTCGTTGTCACCAGTAACAGCCAACTCATTGGTTGTAAAGGGACGCAGATAAGCTACAGCAGCCATGTCAGGGTCAAGCAAGAACGCAACATCGTCAGCAGAGTTAGTGCTGTTCATGAACCTCGAGGGAACCACGCTCAGAGTACCGAAATCTGACAAATAAACATCTGCCGCCCCGATGATAGTCGTAGGCGCATTTGTTGGGGCCATGTAACGCTGTGCAGCAATACCAGCAAAGCCTGAGACTACTTGCTTGTGAGCAGGTGTAACCATCAAGATTTTAGGATTGCCACCTGCGGTATAAACGCTCTTAACAACAGATTGCAAGATTGCTTCTGTGAAA